CTTCTTCTGCTTCACCTCGTCGGCCAGAATATCCTTGACCCGGGTGATCTCGTCCTTGCGATATGCCGCGTTGGGCTTGAGAAGCTCGCGAACCGAGGACTCATTGAGTCCCATGCGGCGACCGATCTCTGTGTTGGGCAGACCGGCGTCCTTGAGACGAGATGCTCGAGAAATATCGCCGGCCTTCTTCTCGGCACGAGCGATACTGTTTAGAGCACGATACTCGGTGGTGCTCATGCCCCAGGCCTTGGCAATATCGACCTCGGACATGCCTTGAGCCTTGAGCTTGTCTCGCTCAGCGATGAAGCCCTGGGCTGACTGATATGGATCCTTACCGGATCCCCAAGGGTAAATAACGACCCGAATGGCGCTTGGTGCCGTAGTGCATCAGCTCATCACGAGTCATGGGCCTCACCCCCAATGCGCTCGAATGTGTATCCTTTGCATGTGGGCTGTAGTCCTCGAAGAGTCTTCGAAACGCTACCCGGACTTACTCCGAGATAACGATCAACGGCTCCGGTGGACGGAAATATCTCCCCAGTCTCTCGAATTCTGACGCGAGTCACCGCGTAGCAGGGTTCTGCGAGTCCACGCTCGAATGCGTGAATCATGTTTCCTGATCTAGTGGTAAGCTCGAGATTCACTATGTGGTTGTTGGTCTTGTCGCCATCAATATGGTTGACTTCCCATCCGTCGACACCACAATCATAGAAAGCATCAGCAACCAATCGATGAACTGACATACGCTTGCGTCCCCCAGCGATGTTCCACAGCTCCATCAGTTTTCCTCAGACTTGATCTCCTCGATGAGCTTGTCAAACCAGACGATCTTGTCCATGATATGGGCGACGTCGTCTGGTTTGGGGTTGTCCACCAGAATATCGTCGTTCTGGTAGATGCGCGTCTCGACGTTGATCTCGCCGGGAAGCTTCTCATACTCCAGGCAGAACAGTGCTGCGTAGATATGAAGCTGGACAATGTTGACACGAGTCACGCCAGTCTTGAGGTCGTGAATACGAAGCAGCTGCTTCTTCTCGTCGAATCCGATGGCGTCGGCGGTCCCGTATGCGTTCTCGCTGTAATATAGAACGACCTCAGGATCAAGACCGTAGCCAATGGCGTCGTTCACGTAGGCGTTGAATGTGGCCTTGTTCCTCGGCATCCGCATCTTGAGGCGAATATGCTCTGCGGCCAGGGCGTGGAGCCTGGTCCCCATCGCTGCTGCCTGCGCTGTCCTGAATGCCTCGCCCAGCTTCTCGTCGTCGTAGTTGACCCAGCTGTGCTTGCTGGCGCTCAGGAATGCGTGCAGGCCCTCCAGCCTTGAGTGTACGTTCCAGTTCATCGAGCGTTCCTTTCTCGTTCTCTGGGTATATGAATGATGCGAAGGACCATGCACCGAGCTTGTCGATGAAATAGTCCTGATTCGGTCGATGAGGAGCGTCGGCGCTTCTCTTGACCTCGAGTGCGGCCCACTTGGATCCGAATATGACAATTAGGTCGGGTATACCCTGATTGTGGTTCGGATCGTTCTTGAGGATGAGGCAGCCAGGAAGGCGTTCCTCGATCCTGGATATGAGTCCGCGCTGGTAGTCGCGTTCGAGCATGGGGTCTATCCTCGAATCAAGAATTATGCCCACGGCTGGCCATGGCGCCACAGATGCCGGCACTCGTTCTTTTGTTGGCAATTACATGTGGTGGTGAGTTAGCGTAGTTTGGCCAGCCGTGGGAGCCGAGGTGAAGCGAGAGGGGGTCGAAAATATAGAAGGCCCATCTCCTTCATTATGATACATGTTCGCGACGCGGTCTATTGTACATGCACTGGGGTCTTGCAATAGAGGTGCCAGTCACCTTAGGTCTCCAGCCTATGACTTGAACCAGGGACTGCATGTACAATACCCTTGTACCAAAAAACCACCAAAATCTCTATACTCCCTATATATATAGATAATTCACTCAACTTCTAGCAACTAGAATAAAACTGGTAAACTGGTCTATGAGAAGTAAAACGTTGCAATTCCAACGAAAAGTCCCGACCAGTTTTGTGACCACCCCTGGTTCAAAACTGGTCTGACGCTCCAAAACTGGTCTATTTTGGCGCACAAGTACAATACAGATCTCAAAACTGTCAGAAAACTGGTCACAAAAACTGGTCATAACACTGGTCACTCCAGTCACACAAATAACAGAATCGTTGCCCACCCGCCATACCAAGTGGTACAACGGGTGGTACAACAATCACCTCAGAGAGTCGTAGAATCCCCTCTCATTGAAGATCTCCTTGACCCGAATCGCCCTCGAAATGGCCTGATCGATGGGCGACTGGCTCTTCAGGTAGTAGTAGTTCAAGACTGAATAAGGAGTGTTCAGTCTGTCGATTCGCCCCTCGCACTGCTCCATGATCTTCCAAGAGTAGTTCTGAGAGAAGAATATCATCGTGTCACAAGTGGTGCAGTTCCAGGCCTCCGCACCGGCTGTGTACTGTACAAGGTAGACCCATCGAGGCCCTTCCGGCAAGGCTTCATGCTTGTGTCCGTTGTACTCGGCAATCGGTACTCCGAGAATATCCCCCAAGGATCGTAGCATGAAGAGCTCATAGTCGAAGTTATAGAAGACGATGACCCGAGGATGTATCTCGCACAGCCCTCTCACCGCCTCAAGTCTCACAGGATCCTCATTCGTCACCCTCCTCAAGACATGGCAGAGACCTCCAGCGTTCTTGATGGGCTCCTCCTTGTAAGGATCGAAGCGGTACTTCTGGATCGTACGATATGGCTTCTCCTCATAAGGTACCGGGACATCCGTCCGCTTCTTAAGAGTCTTCTTGACGAACGGCATGTCCACGAGCACCTTGTTCCTCAACTTCAGCAGCTTCCTCTGCCCAAGATATCGCTCAAGACGAGGATAGCCCGCTCTGTAGTTGAACTGGCAGTGTTCTCTCTCGAACTGGGTGCGGTTCTTGAAGAAGCCGTTGGCCACAAATACCGGACAGTAGTCCAACCAGTTGTCGCCAGGCGTTCCAGACAGCATGATCCACTCGTTGTTACGAGCCATCTTGACAAATGTCTTGGCCCACTTGCCGTTCCCGATGGCCCTCTGCTCGTCGAATATGATGAAGGAGTCACGGACGTTACTGTAGTTACTGATGTTGTTCCACGAATCAACCGTCGTGTAGTCACTCAGCCCATACATCGAGACATCCCCCTGCCAGTCAAGGTCATCTCTCTTGCGAGCAGTGGTGATTATATATAACCTGGGTCCTTCGGCAAGCCGCCTCGGAAGATCGGCCGGGTGCCGCACCCCCAGTACTCTCTCAACGTAGTACTGGAGGGCGACAACCGACTTCCCCGAGCCCGGCTCACCAGTCAATATACAGCCATTTCTCAGGTTCTTCACAGCTTCGACCTGATGGGGCCACAGATCAACCGGTCCCAAGGCTCAGTCCTTCTCAGTCTGGATGTAGACGAATGGCGCGTTCACGACCATGGATCCGATCGGAAGATCCTCGAATATGACCTCGTCCTCGACGGTATCATGAATAGAGACCGCAAGTCCGTAATCCTTGGCGAACGTCCAGATATTGTAGTAGCCCTCCTTCTCGTAGATGCGTTTGCCCCCTCGAACAATGGTCAGAATAATCTCTGTCGCAGGGGTCATGATGCCTTCCTGACAAGTCGATACTTCGAGATACCGTTCTCTTTAGGCATCAGAGTGACGTCCCAAACCGCCTTGTCGAACCAGATACTTTCGAAACCACTGCTGTTGAGCCGGTAACCACCAATAAACCTACGGCCGTCAACTTCCCTGTCAGACTCCGCGCTGGTGACCGCAATCACCTCGAGTCGTCCCTGATCTTCCACTTCAAGAATCATGTCAATCCCCTTCCTTAGGACTCTTAGGCTGCATCCAGATGGTTGTCAGGTGGTTGACGTCGTCCTTCTGGTACCAGTCGGTACTCGAGAAGGTCATGACCCTACCGTCATCAAGACGGAAATACCAGATGGTCCCGCCGTTCTCGTCGACCGTCACCCAGCGCTCACTGAATTCCTCCTTCTGGATCTCAGTTCCGTACTCCCAGATCAGGATATACGGGTCATGCCCGTCGTTGTGCGGACTCTTGTACTCACTCACCACAGAACTCCTTGGTAGATCGCTGCCCACTTGCGTCTCTTGGCGTCCCACGCCCTCCTCATCGAGTCGCTGTGAGACTCTAGGAAGAGATTTGAGAGCCTGTTATCGGTTCGGTCACCGTTCAGGTGGGCGATGTTCTGCGAGGGCTCCAGAGGGCCGTTGAAGGCCTCCCAGACCAGCTTCTGGACATACTTCGTCCGTCTGATCCCACGATCCCACAGAGTGACCTGGATATACCCGTTCGATCTAGTACAAGCACTCAGGACCTGACCAGTCGAGATACGACGAACCTTACCGAGATCACTGACCTCAATATCGTCAATGCTGCTGGCCCTGAACACCTCAGATGGCAAGTCGGCAGTGCTGGGGGATCCCACTCTCCCTCTCTCCCTTCACGCCGTCGGTCATGTAGATATAGTACTCAAGAGGCATGTACTCTTTGCCGTCCTCCTCGACGACCTTGCGCGGACGCTTCGTCCCGGCGTCCTTCAGATAAAGGTTATCCAAGGAGCAGTTACTGGGATCTCCGTCCTTGTATGCGATGCGATTAGGGCTAACCCCCTCCTCCACGAACGTCTCCCACATGATGAGACCCGCGGACAAGGTCCGACTCTTCCCGTTGACACGGAATGAGAACATGAGCTTGTCCTTGCTCGGAGGAAGTATGGGTCGGATCCGATTCATAGTCTTTGCGTTGAGCAGTACAGCGTCCCTGCTGATGGCAAACTCGGGGTAGCGCTTCAGCGGCGTGAACTCCTCACTCAGGTCCCTCAGATACAGGTTGTCCAAGGAGCAGTTCCAGCAGTCTCCGTCCCTGTACTCGATCTCGTGGAGGAATGGAATGTCCTCACCGCGGAAATGAGTCCAGATGACTCTGTGGAGTAACTGGGTCTTGCAAAGACCATTTCGGTAGTACTGAACCTGCGGAAGTCCGCAAGTCGCCGCCTTGGGCGTGAGGGGCCTTCTGGTCCTCTTGTTCCGGATAGTCCCGTCCTCACAGATATAGTAGATGTCCGGGTCGGGCATCACGTCACGCATCGCCATCAGTGGCCTCCATCACGAGATTGTACGCCTCGAGCATGGTGTCTGCCACTCCGAGGATTTCCTTCTTGTGCCAGGCGACCCAGCAGCCGTCCTGACGTTCCACAGTATATGCTTTCATGCCCAGTCCTCCTTGATAGTCACAATCTCGTCCGTCCACTTCTCGCAGACAAACATGTCGAGTGGGAGATATGTGAGGGTGTCATCGAGCTCGGTGATGACCATAGCGGCATTGGGATCCGCGTCCGCGACGTCTCCCTCGAGGCCGAAGTCCTTGATCTTGCGCCTGTAGCTCCGACCGTCGGCGGTCTTCAGAACCATTTCCATCTGAGTCTCCTGTTAGTGTACAATACGGAAAAAAATGAGCGCTGCGGGGGCCCCAGGTCTCCCCAGGGCCCCCTTGGATATGGATGTCAGCGCAGGACCGGCTCGTAGAGACCCCAGAGCTCGCCCTCAGTCATGACGTCGAACTTGTTGTCGCCACGGCGGACGATCCACTTGCCGATGGTCCCCTCATGGATATCAACCTGAGCCCGAAGGTCGCTGGAGGTCCAGTCTCGGAGCAAGTTGATGTTGTCCCGGGTGACCTTGGCCGCCTCGCAGATGATACGGCGGGGATTGAAGAGCTTGATCTCGAAGTCCATCAGAACGGAACCTCCTCGTCACCCTCGTCCTCAGCGTACATAGCCTCGAGCTCGTCCTCTACGATGGTGAAGAACCCCTTGTCGAGATATGCCGAGCAGAACTCCACCCCGGCACGTGTGCGTCCGTGGTAGGGACGGATGGCGATATCGGCCCGCTCGAGGTCTGCGAAGTCGAGGGCGCCGACCGTCTGCTCGTTCAGGAGCGTACGATTACGCCCAAGGATCGAGACGATCTTGGGCGGACGGCCTCCGAAGTTGACCTTCACCTTGAGGAAGGGAAGAGGCTCCTCCGTGTCATCCCGAGGCTTCAGGGTCTTGACGTTGAAGCCCTCGGTGCGGAAGTCTTCGACAGCGTCGTCGGGAATGATGACGCAGAAGGTGCGCGCCGTGGACCCGAATCGATCCTGCGCACCAGCGAAGTTGCGGAAGAGGAGCTTGGCGTTCTTGATGGTGTAGGTGTTGACAGGCATGTTACGTTCCTTTCTATGGGTATTAGACTTGAGCTGGAGTCTGGTTGATGACGTAATAAGGCGGTTCATCACGCCCTCTCCAGGGTGACGACCCCGCGTTCCTGGAGTCTCCGGATGAGCCACCGGGCGTCTAACTCGTCCCTGAGAACATAGAGCATCCAGTCGATCCAGTCCTCTTGCTTAGGGGTGTTTGTGCCTACGACTTTAAGGACCTCGATCTCGTCGATGATCGCCTTGATCTGGTTATCGGTGAGACTCTCTGTCTGTTCCCGCAAGGTCTCGAGAAACAACTCGAAGCCCTGTTTGCCGTTGTGGAGAATACGAAAGGGTTTGACGCCGAGGTCACTCAACAGGGTCACCCCCGATAGAGTTGATGCCGACGACGAGACCCGCCTCCACAAGGCAGCGCACGAGGTCCCGGTCGTCCAGCTCCTCACGGCAGATCTCGATGAGCCTCTCGACGGCGTGGTGGCGATTGGGACCGTGAGTGCTGTCGGCGCAGGTCTCGAGCTTCTTGATGAGCTCGTGGATCTCGGCGTTCGTCATGTTCACCATCTCGTCCCTGAGATAACGGTTGTATCCGATGAGGATATCGGCAGCGGTCTGGGCGCCGTCGTAAGCGGAGGTGGTCATAGGTTCGTTCCTTTCTCGAGAAACCTAGAACCCGAGTTGGGTTCTAGATATGAGGGTGTTCAGTTGGTCTTGACTGTGTCGCTGATGTTCTTAGCCATAGCGAGCATGTCCTCTTTTGTCGCTGAGCGGTGGTGCTGGTCGCAGAAGTCGCGTGTCGCGTTGTAGGCGAACGTGGCAACGGCGAGGCCAACACCCATCTCGGCGAGGTGCATAAGGACATACTGCTGGGCGAGGGAGGGGCAGGACATGATAGTACCTTTCTGTATGGGGGTCTCATTATATGCCCTGCCCTTCTCGCGAGTCATGTCGTCAGGAACGCGTCGACGTCGGTGTACTTCCGAATCTGCCCCAGGGCAGCGTCCACGAGTTCCCTTCCATATCGATTGTCCAGCTTGCTTCGCCAGTCGTCTCCGGCGTCTTCGTAGTCGATCCAGAGATAACCCTTGCAACCGCCGACATCGCCGTACGAAATGACCTCATTGCCGTCCTTGTCAGTTCGATGATTCTCCCTGACAAGCCGTCCCGCCCCGGGAGTTCCTGGCACAACCGGAATGAAGCTCCCGACGCGTCCGATGAACTTTCGGTCGTTCTCGCTGAACTCAAGGAACATTCGTGTAGTAACTGAACGTGTCTGGGCGACATCCTCGAGATCCAGAGGATCTCCGGAGAAGAGAGTCTTGAAGACGACTGGTTCTTGGAACTGCTTGCCAGTGGCATGCCATCCGTCCTTGTCATGGGCGATGTACACGGCATCGTTGACCAGCAGCATGCGATCGTAGGTCGCTTCGTGCTCGAACGTGTAGCCGTAATTCTTCCCAAACTCGAAGACCTCCGATATGATTCGATCGTCGGCGTTCGGGATCTTGATCGAGTCGGTCTTGATGTGGGCAACGGTGTATCCTTTCTCCTGAACGAAATGCTTCAGGTCGACCATGAACAACGCTCCGCGCTTGGCTACGATGTTGTCCACGTTCCGGGGGTCTCGGAGCGGGTTGTCGAACTTGGCGGCTGTGAGCCCGTACGTCGAGTTCAGTGCGATCTTCAGCGCATAGGCCAGAGCGTCGAGGTTCGAGTCGTCGTCCAGATATGGAGCCAGCGCCCCATTCAGGATCTTACGAGCCTCGTCGAGCTCCTTGTGCTTGATCAGGATACGAGCCTTCTTGAGCTCGCTGTATCTCTTGGTATATGGGCCGAACAGCCGGAGGTTCTCGATCGACGTAGGATGCATCGACGCGATATCCAGCAGGGCCACGTTCTCATGGTGTCCGGGCTCGGCATAGACGTAGCCGCCCTCGCCGACTTCCTCACCACGATATGTCGACTTGCCGTACTCGTACTTGTAGCCGGGGAACATCTCCGACAGGTCCGTGTACTGCAAGTACTTCTGAGTGTCTCGCTGACCCTGGAATATGATCTGGGTGGTCAGACGGTTGGTGCTGGAGTTGACAGGGAGGCCCGCGATCGCAGCAAGGATCTGACGAGCCTCCCAGTCTGCCTCCAGATGGTCCCATACCTTCTCAGTGGCAATGACGTCGTTGTCGCAATATGCGGCGACCTCCTCCCACTGATCCTCCGGCACCGGTTCGTCCCAGGGAAGACCGAGCTCCTTGTGGTGGATACCCAGCTCGATCTCCCACTTCTTCAGGGACTGCTTCTTGGCGGCGAAGTCGTAGATGTCGGTGTATGACAGGTTGTATGCCTCTCGGAATCCCTCCTTGATAAGGTTGTTGATGATCTTGCGTGAGAGGTGATAGAGCTGCTCGTTCGAGTAGCCCAGGATACGACCGTAGAGGATATGGTTGTCGTACCGGCGGTTGTTGAATCCGACGAGTCGCTTCTCCGAAAGATCAGAGATCTCGTTCGGAGTCGGGTTGATCATCCTCTGAATCTTGCCGGCGCCACGGACCTTCCAGTTCACAAGGAACAGGTTCGGGAACACCTCAACATCGTAGATGATCGGAGTATCGTCGTCCGGCTCCTCGTAGGTCTCCTCATGGTCGCTCTCCGAGGAGAACGGCATCTCCTGCACCAGCTTGATGCAGTAGTCGGCCTGATGGGTGGACTTCATGGCGAACGTGAGAACCTTCTGCCGCATGTCCGACACGTCGTAGTCCATCCCGGACTCCTGGGCGTCCTTCAGCACCTTCATGATGAAATCGATGCTGGGCTTCGTCCCGGGATGGATCTCCTTCCTCAGGTTCCTCTCTATGAGCTTCCGGATAGACTTCTCGTTCTGCATGACCTCCTGTCTGATCAACGGCTTCTCCTTGACGGGAAGATATCCGTCCTCAACCGTGGTAAGGCCCTTGTGGCTGGTGCACTTGGTGAGTCGTCGTCTGAGGGCGGACTTTCCAGAGTAGACCTTGCACTCGACTCCGGGTCGGACCATTCTTGAGAGCTCGGATGGATCTCCTGAATATCGGTAGTGGATGTGGACTCCGCCCCCTGATCGGCTGAGTTCGGCGTATGAGGGGATCCATCTCCGAGCTTCACCAAGGCATCGAACCAAGGATTTGTCGAGGTCAATGTCGATAACGACGTCCTTCTCGGGTACGAGGACATAATGCTCCTTTCTTGTGTCCAAGTCCTTCAGTGTCGTCGTGACGTCGTCCCAACGCTTCGTTGGGAGGCCGTTATCATTGGCGTACTGCGCCGGACGGTCCTTGTAGAGCTCGTCAAGATACGACGGCTGCTCCTGCATCTCAGTCCAGTCCGGAATCGGGCTATCCGTCTTCTCCCCCTGGGAAAATTTGGATTTCAATAGCCCTTTGTACACCTTGCGCCTGTAGCTCCCGTCGATCCAGAGACGATCATGGAACTCCTCGAAGTAGTCTCGGATTTCGTCCTTGAACTTGTACATGGGGCACATAGTTCCGTCCGAATATGCCTGAGAGTACTCCTTATACATCTCGTAGATGCGCTTGAGAGGGACACCGTCCTCATCGCCCAACTCATCCCGATAGAAATCGAGGAAGTTGAAGATAGGGTTGGTCTTACTCATCATACCAATGGGCTTGTAGTCGTCGTAGTACGATGAGCCCTTGGACTTGTACACATCCACGCAGTGGTTGACGATGGATCCCCGTTCGTCCTCAAGCCGATACATGATCTCTTTGTATCGGCGGATATCGAGCTTGCGCCCTGAAGGCTCAACGTCGATGAGTCGCCTCGTCAGTCCGCTCTTCGAGTCGGTGATGCGGACGGGAAGGTTGGTGCCCACGAACAACATCGCTTCTGGCTTGAACATGTAGAGGGATTTACCCTTCTCGTTCATGACCATCGGCTCATGAGATACGAGGCTGTTCAGGCGGCTGTTGTCGTTGATCCTAGAGAGGTTGCCGTCGTGTTGAATGGCGACTCGAGGGTTCGACTTGAACGGCTCGAGAGCAAATTGGTCGCTAGGACGCCCGAGGGCCGCTGCGTCGAACAGGCCGATATGACCGTCCAAAAGTCTCGAGAGGAGGTTCAGAACGGTCGACTTACCAGATCCGCTGGAACCATATAGTACGAAGAACTTCTGTATCCAAGCGGAGTCTCCGGTGAATATAGATCCGATACCCCACTCGAGTTTCTCCCTCTCGTCCGGATCGTAGAGGGTGCTCATGAGCTCCTCGTAGGCGGGGCACGGATCATCGCTCAGAGAATATGTTAGTGTTCTGGTTACGTAGTCCTCCCTTCGGGGGGTCTGATTGGCGAACAGTATCTTGCCGTCTAGAGGCTGATAGACGTCCGGGAGCTTGGACATCCACGCCTTGTAGTCGGAATATGTCTTGGAGTCGTAGTCCCCCAGGAACCGTGGCCAGACGGACCCGTCAATTCTCTGTGAGGCCTCTTGAGATTGACGGGCGACGTCGGCGTCCACGATGCGAACTAGGTCGTACTCGTGAGTACTCCAGAAATGTGTCTCCGGATTGTACACGGCGTAGAAGGACTTCCCACGAACCATGAGATCCTTGAACTGGTGCACCCGCCAGGCCGGCCGTACCTCGGTGGTGCCCGACTTCAGGGCTCGCTCCTTGATCTCGTAGAAATCCATTTGACTCCTTATATGTCGTAGTTCTCCGCGAGGTAGAGTTGCATCTGATACCAGAGCTCGAGACGGTTCTGGTTCTGGAACTCATTCGACCCGTAGAACTCGGGAACGAACTTGAGGGGGAATACACCCCCGCGTCCGTGGTCGTCGTATTGACGGCTCATCCACCGATGGAGGGTCTTGTCGACCTGCCGATCGGTTGCAATGCCTTCGTCAAACTCGTAATCTGTGAAGTTAATTCCGAGGTTGTCGAGCATCTCCCAGAAATATAGGTCGAGGCCTGCCCCATCATCCAGCTCGAATGCCATACGATCAGCCAGTCCGAGGAGAACCTCGAGAACACTGGCCGGACGCTTGAGAAATGCCGGTGGGAGCTCGCCGCCGTAGCGGTTCCGCCACTCACGGCCATCCATGTCTCGATTGCGATCCATCATGGCGGAGTAACGGAACTCGGTACGGTAGAGCTTCCACAGGAGGTGGGAGCTGTCGAATGTACTAGGCAGCAGGCTCTCGTCACCTTCCAGGAACGAGAGCAGGAAGTCGAAGTACTTCTCTTCCATCAGCGGGATCCAGAGTACGAGTCCTCAACGATCTCGAGGCGGATATCGTAGGAGAGGTTGAAGTTACGGATCCACATGACCGTGATGTTGTCCGGTCCGAGGACGAGATCAACGTCGCCGATCCACTCGTCCTTGTTGTCGATCGTGATCATGTCCGAGTCGCACAGGACCTCGTCGTCGACGAAATACATCAAGTTGACGCGCTCGAATCCGAATGCGCCCTCATTGTACTCCTGCTCAGAGATGGTCCGGATGGTGTCACCCTCCGCGACCTCCTCGTCGTCCTCTTCTGCTTCCTCTGGAGCATCTCCGATCACCTCGGAAATGTCCTCCTCCATGGGAAACGTGAGATACTCGTCGTTGACGATCTCCTCATACTCGTCCATCCGCTTCTCCTTCTCTTCAGGTGTCTCCTGGACCTCGACCGGAGTCTCTACGGCCTTCTCCTCAGGTTCCTTCTTCTCGCTCTTCACATCTTGCACGGCAAGAAATGTCGCCGTGAGACCGACGACGATCGCCGGTAGAAAATTCATTAGTGTCCCCTTCGCTTAGTCGCTCGAATGATGAGAAAAACGATCAGGATCAGAAGCAGAGTATTCATCGAATCTCCAGCCTGTCGATCTGGTCGTAGATAACGCCGTCGACGTTGAAGTCGAGGACGAACTTGGTGACCTCGCGTCCGAGGACCGGGTCGTAGTCGCGGTAGTTCAGGGCCTCGAAGTTGCCGAACTCGACGATACCGTCGCCGTCATCGCTATCGTAGACCCAGCCGACAACGGAGCCGGCAGACGTCTGGGGCACCCCGAGGGCCTTGTACACCTCGTTCAGGAGCAGATATCCACGAGTCCTCAGGATGTCGTTAGCGTAGTTCTCCTGAGCGTGAAGGATCATGAGGCTGTAGTCCTCGTTCCCCTCCCAGGCCTTCGCGTTCTGATCGAACACGACAGCATATGGCGAGACTCCGAGCTCACGCATGAACTCCTCAGGCTTGAGCTGGAACTCGCGCCCCGTCTCGTTGTAGTAGTCCATCTTCGCCTTGTCGAGAGCGTCGGCGTCAGCTTCAGCGAGAATACGCTCGGTCTCCTCCTTGCCAAAGCCCTTCTCGATACGCTCCTTGTAGTTACGGAAGGACTCCTCAAGACCAGCGTAGGCCATGGACAAGCCCGCAATCCGATGCGCAGAAATGCGGTGTGACAGGATCAGGGAAATGGCGGAGGCCGTACCCAGACTCAGGGGCAGGGCGTAGTGCTTGACGAGGTGCTTCGTCAGGTTGCCCCAGGCACGGGCCTTGGCGACCTGGATCTCCTGTTTGGTGAACCGCTCCTCGTTCTCGGCTGCCTTGACTGTCGACAGATCGTTCAGGTCCTCCCAGGTGACCTCACCGACGCTGAGCGTCTGCTTGGCCGTGAGGACTGCGGTTGCGGTGAAGCCGGCAATCCCCAGCCCCGTCAGGATGGCGGGAGCGTGCTTGGAGACGATAAGAGCGCCCTTTCCGGCAAGGCGCGAAATAACTGTAAGGCTCATGATGCGAAGTACTTCCTCTCGTTAAGGCTCTTGTAGACTGCGATTACCTGACCGTCACTCATGCGGTCGACTTTGGCGACCCAAGCCGCCGTTCCTCCGTATGCGGTGCGCAACTTAGCGCGCATCTGTTCAATGCTCATTCGTCTCCGTCCTTCCAGATGTCGCCCAGGAACCCCGTGACACTCCAGATGGTGGTAGCGAGGAGGGCTGCGATTACGAGCCAGACCTGCTGAGTGAAAACCCCAACAAGGATGGCGATAGCAATAATGAGGGCCGCGAGGCCGTACGCGGTTGACAGGTTCTCGTCGTTCATCGGACGTCCTCCGGTTTCGGCAGATCGAGAATATAGCCATTGCGGGCACGGACAGCACGTCCGCTTCGGAGATCCCGCCATCCCCAGTTCTCATCGGTGTACGACTGGGAAATGCCGGCCATGCCGTACAGGTCTCCAACAGTCGCCACGTCGTACTGGTCGCAGATGCTGATCAGGTGGTTCAGGACATCCTCGGCCTCGCTGCGGGTTGCGAATATGATGGACTCGAGATTGTGCTCCCGACGGTCCCTCTGAGTGTACGTACGCTCGGTCGGGGTCTCGCGACGTCCGTATGACCGATTGGAATATGAGGTGTAGGTCTTGCTGCTGCGAGAGCGCTGAGGACCGCCGTCGCCTCCGAAGAGCAGACGGTCGATCCCGGACGTGAAGATATCGCTCACAGCGTTCTTGATGCTAGGCAGGGCGATGTCCCAGAGAAGGTAGTTCCCCACCTCCTTGATGTCCTCGGCGAAGAACGCCTGAAGCGCCTGCTTACCGAGACTGCCCTGGTCAATACGCGCCGGAGTCTTGACGACCCTCTCGACGGCGGGCTTTGTCTTACGCGAGTTGGCGGGGAAATCGCCGCGCACGGGTACGTTGTCGCTCATGTTCGCTCCTTCTGATATGCGGGGCCCCAGGTCTCCCCAGGGCCCCGCTTGGGTGTCTCAGGCCTCGATCTGGTTGAACACGTCCGGCCGCTCCTTCTTGGCCTGCTCGAGGAGCGCCTTGGGCATGATGCCGTTGAAGAACTTGATGCTCTTGTTCTCGTCCTCCAGGAGGCTCAGAACGAACTCGTCGTAGAAGATGCTGTCCTTGAAGTTGGCGAGGATCTCCGGTGACTTCTTGAACCGCTTGCCATCAGACGACCGCTCGCCGTAGGCCTTGTCAACCATGGTGCGGAAGTAGTTGAACAGCTTGAACTTATCCTTCGTAGTCCAGTCCTCGGGCTTACGAGACATGAACGCCTGGAGCGTGTCGACGAAGCCGTTGGGCTCCGACTCCTGGAGCTCGATCAGGTCCACCTTGTTCATGTGGAACCAGAGGGTCTCGGTGACCATGTCGCCGTCGAAGGTCTCGGCGCTGACATTCATCTTGATCATGGATATGCCTTTCAGTCCATCAAGTTGAGAGTGATTTCGGCGAGCGACTTGGTCTGCTCGACAATATGGTCCCACGAGGTCTTCTCGTCGAACTTGTCGCTCTTCTGGATGACGCGCTTGACAGTCTTACCGTTCTCGGTGAGGGTAACCACCACGGCTGCCTGAAGCTCCATCGTTCGTCCTTTCTGAAAAATGAGAAACCTAGAACCCGAGTTGGGTTCTAGGGGTGAGTAAGATCAGTCGTCGGTCTCTTCGACGAGCTCAGCGTCCACGACGTCGTCTTCCGAGTCAGTGTTGGCGGGAGCCTCGTCGTCGCTGTCGTTGGAAGCGAGGGCCTTCACCAGGACGAGGGCGGCGAAACCGGCTGCGGCGGGCAGCACGTAACGCGCACTCTTCTTGGCGACGGCACCGAGCTTGGTCCAGTTGACAGTGACGATGGGGGTCTCGTCCTCAACAGTCTCGGAGGTCGGAACGGCGGTGGCAACGGTGTTCTCGGACATGAGAGTTCCTTTCGAGTTGATGGGGTCTCATTATAGGGTGTGCAGGATTTGCGAAAACCTATGCCCTCTGTTGGAGGGCACGGGCGGTCTAGTTGTTTGAGGGCTTCTTCATGGAGTCGACGGTCTCAGCAAGGACATCGGCATAGCGTTGGCCGGCCTTGTCGCCGACATATGTGCCAAGGACACCACTACCGATGCCATATATGGCGCTCAGTACCAATCCGGCTGGAGGGCAGAGAGCGCCGACAATGGCACCGGCGGTGATTCCGGCGGATGTCGAGGCGGCAATAGACACAACCTTGTATCCGGTAGTCTCTTTGAAACTCATGTTCTTTCCTTTCTAGAGGGGTCTCATCATAGTCCTTGTTTTTCTTACGACAGCTTGAACCACTTCTCCGTGGGCTCGACGACGAAGTCAACGACTACGACAGCCTTTCCGTCATCCGAGACCTTTGCGCCGTAGTGCACCTCGATCTGCCTCTGCTCGTTCCACCCGAGCTGATCGCCCATGGAGATACCGTCGAGACCAATGCCTGCGTAGAACTCGTTGAGGCTGACGCACATCTCTCGAAGGAGAGTGTAGTTGAGTTCGTTGATGACGCGGTCGATCTTGTTGACGGTAGACTTGAAATAACGACCGCTGTAGGCGTCGTAGAACAAGACGTCACCCTCGCCGTAAACCAGAGCGGCCTCACGAGGGTATGGCTCCATCTTGGACGCGGCGTCCTTAGCGATCTCCTTCTCCTCAGGGCCAAGGCGGTCCTGGACGGCGGACCGATAACGGTCGTACACCTGGCGTGTGCCCTCGTAGGCGAGGAGGAGGGATGACTCGCGCTTGACCGAGATGCTGTGAGCTCCGATGATGCATGCGCCGGTGGCCAATATGGCGATGGCGGGAGGAGCGTAGATCTTGGCGTAGATCTTGATCCGCTGCTCCTTGGTGATGCGCTTGAACTCGTCCATGTCCCAGTCCTGCATCTGGCGGTCCGCACGGACGCTCAGGGCAACGGATGCTCCGATGCCCAGCAGCGCCAGGCCGGTGAGGATATGGTGTGAGTTACGTACGACGAAGTCCTGGGTAGCCCTAATCAGTGCGAGATTCACTTGTTCTCCTCCTCGATCTTGCTTGTTCCGCCCCAGACGGCGTTATAGAATACCTGCCTAGCGAACTCGGGGTCGACGTTGGTGGGGGACTGGATGGTGACCTTCTGCATGTTGGTATCGGGATCCGCTTCGGAGAATTCAATCTTGATGTCGTCGCGGTCCATGTTCGTTCCTTTCTTCCAGAGATGATCGTCAGTTGATGGGGTGTCTTCTCCCCAGACCGCGTTGTAGATCATCTTTATGGCTGTCTGTGGGGCGATGTTTGCTGGCATCGTGAGAACGGCCGTCCGGGTATTGGTTTCGGGATCCGGTTCGTATACGTCCATCTTGACTTCGTCGTCCATGGTTGTTCCTTTCTCGAGAAACCTAGAACCCGAGGTGGGTTCTAGGAGTGAGTGTTAGTTGGCGGGAGCGTTCTGCTCCGCGACTTTCTTGTCGAGGGCCTTCTTGAACTCCGCCTCAAGCATCTTGGTGGCGTAGTGCTTGGCGACGAAGGAAGCGGCGAGGGCGGCAATGACAAATCCGACGCGGGTCATGGTAGTTCCTTTCAGATGGGTCTCATTATAGGCCTTGCCGAATCTGCGAAAGCCTATGCCCTCTGTTAGAGGGCACGGGCGTCAGAGACTGGTGTCGATGTGGACGGGCTTGGAGAAATCCTGCTTCGAGCCCTTGTAACGGGAGAGCACCCACTTGACGATGGCGTAGATTCCAACGCAGTAGATGACAGACTTAACAAGGCTCTCGACGAGGCGGGAGATCAGCATGGTAGTTCCTTTCGGTCTATAGGTCTCATTATAAGCCCTGCTGATCCTGCGAGAAACCCAGAACCCGTGAGGGCTCTGGGAGTGAGGGTCACTTCATGGTGGAGTTGTGTCGGAACAGCTTCTCGACCTCGGACCAGCTCTCATCGAAACGCTGCTTCACGCTGTCAGGGTCCTGAGGAAGCGGAGTCGAGGCGGACTCGAGGAGGTCTCGCTGGCGGCGGACGACCTTCTTGAGCTGCTCGATCTGCTTGCCCTGGGTGTAGACGGTGTAAAGTGTCATAACGAAGAAGAGGATGCCAAGGGTGATAAAGATGGCGGACATGACAGATTCCTTTCTTGAGGGGTCTCATTATAGCCGCTGTAAAATCCGCGTTCCAAATTTCCCACCCGGGAATTTTTGGATTTCGAAAATCAGAACCGTTGCGAAAAACCTAGAACCCTTGTGGGGCCCTAGGCTTTCGTGTCTCAGATGCGGATCTTGGCGACGAATCCGAGTGCCTTGGAGGCGACGGGGAAGATCTGCTCGGCCTTCACGATGGCGAGGATTCCGAGGATGGAGCCAGCGGCGCCCACCACGGCATCCGGGCTGGGGCAGAAACGACGGTGCTTTGCGTCCTGAATCTGCTCCAGCTCCTTGATGCTGCGGAGAGCTTCGCGATAGGCTTCACTGTCGGGATCCATGCCGTCGATGAACGCGTAAGCGTCTTCGAGTGCCTTCTTGGCGTTCGGCTTGTTGTCGGACATGGTATTCCTTTCAAATGAGGGGTATCATTATAGACCATGTCGATCCCGCGGATCAGGCGACCTCGGAGACCTTCAGAGTGGCGGTGTCCTTCTTGGTCATGTCCTCGGCAGGGGTCTCCAGGGCGGCGTAGACCTCCTGGTTCTTGTGGTCCACATGGAGAACGCCGTCGACCTTGGGCTCGTAGCCCTTAGCCGCCAGACCGAGCAGAGCGCCCAGGAACGTGTCCAGAGCGGTGATGGTACCAACAACAGCCTCAGGGTGCGGGAACCCCCAAAGACCCGCCAGCGCCAGATACAGGGTGGCGAGAGCAGGCAGCAGGATCTGAGCAACCCACTTCAGCATGTTATAGGTCTGATTCGACAGCGACATAGCGCTTGTCCTTTCTTCGGTTGTCGGGAAAATGGATCGGAAGCCGATTCACGGCATCCATGACCTTTTCAGCAGTTCCGTTTCCGCCGAAAGTGCGGTAGGGCTGATACAGATACTTCTGTAAGTCCTCGAACTCATCGATGGTGATGTAGCCTCGGGACAGATATGCGGTTCCCAGGGCTACGATCTGATTGTGGGCTAGACCCAGCATCAACTGCGTCTTGGCGTCATGCCTCTCGGCACGTTTCTGGAAATACGCCCATAGGCCAGTACTGGTGAGAACCGAACCGAATACAGTGATCACCATCTCCACGGTGTGAGACATTCAGCCTCCGATAGAAAATATTGGTCGCACTCCGTACTTGTCGGTCCCCTCGCCCCAGGTGATTCGGCGCTGATCGCCATAGTACAGCGCAAATCGGGTCTTGGTGATCTGATCCCGGAGCCAGAAGGTCTCGGCCGGGTTTGGAACGGGATTACCGACACGGAAATATGAGAACTGTCGAGGGATCTGCGTGACAGTGTTCTCGTCGCCGTTGATTCGGTTGTGCAGGATGGACGAGCCGAACATCTCGAACTCAGATGGAATAGTGACCTGAGGAAACTCCCATCGCCAGTCCGTCTCAACGCGCTCCCAGGAGTTTCCGGTGTTCACATACCCGTGCGCCTCGTGAACGGGGATTGTACGGAAGTTCGAGCTGTCGAATACCTGGAGCGCCGAGGTGAAGCGATTCATACCGTTGGCATAATCGCTTCGCATCTTGGTGCCGTTCCAGCCGCCGTTAAACCAACCGGGACCGCCGATATTGTCAATTCCGAGATTCCGGTCACTCATGACTGTAATACGGTGCTGGTTTTCGCCGTACATGTAGTCCAGTGTCCGGTCGAAGTCGACGATGATCCACTTGCAGGAGTTCTCGTTGTACTGCCAGTAGTCGCCCAACCACAGGTTCTCGAACGTCCCGTTCCTAATGGCAGTCTTCTGGGCGGGCGTGATGGTCGTGCCCAGGTTCTGACCACGAGTGATGACTCGCTTGAGATTCGGATCGTTGTTGAAGGCGTTGAGGAAGTCGTCCTTGTTCCTCAGAGTGATCTGCTGGGGCTGCATGACGCTCTGAGCCCACTGGGCGTACTGGAAGCCGGTCCTGCCCCGACAGTCCGTGATCTCGAAGATATCATTCGTCTTAGCGCCCCTGGGCACCCTGATATAGGCGAGTAGGACCTCGAAGTTCTCGGACGACTGAGTTGGCTGAGGAACACTTCCGCCAACTACACCCTGCGCAAAGCGGAGACCGGCGATGCGGACGCTGGGCGTCTTGTCCACCCTGAGGAATATGGCATCGTAGCGGTCGCCGTCTGTAGGGCCCTCATTGACGGTGAAGGTCTTGTTCGCGTCGTTCTCGATCCAGTGCCCCTTGAGCCAGGCGCGGCCAGACTGGACGATGATCTCCCGCCCGGAGCCCTTGATAACCTGGTACCCTCGACCCCAGTTCTGGAAGATACCGTCCGAGATGACTCCGTCGAACATGCGGCCGAAGTCGTCAGCGGAGTACTTCCGGTCTCCATTGATGGAAACGAAGAATCCTGATTTCTCTGTCATGTGATGTTCAACCCCGGTTTCGACTTCTGAATATCGGACAAGGACTCGAACGTCGGGTAGAAGACGTCTCCCTCCGAGTCCGAGGATGTACGAATATACTCGGTAACCCGAGCGATGTCCTGCTGCCCGAACTCATTCTGGATCTGCACGAAATCGCCCAGGAAGAAGTCCTCGTTGTAAACGTACATGGACTGCTGAGCAGCCTCACCCGAGAACATCTCGATGGGCATGTGACGCCACAACTCAGTGTTGCACTGCTCATGGATCTGGCGGTGAATGGAATTCGGGTCCACTGTGGCAACGCCCTTTTGTCCGGTTGCGGACTGCATATATCCATTGGTGTGCTCGATTGACGGGTTCTGGAAATAACCTTCCCGCAGACCGAGACCCTTGGTGCCGACAGTAACGGAGTTGTTTTGCATAGCGGAGTCAGTATTCTGATCCAGGTACTCCTTTTCGGCGCCGTTCAGGCCGAGCACCAGATTCATAGGGACCGTGAATTTGACGGCCCCGGAGAATATCTTGGTGCGGGTTCCCACCTTCGATTTGAGGTATGTCGCCTTGGACAGGTTGTCGTAGTTCGGGGAGAATACCACAGGGGGGCGCTCTCCCTGGTTGAATGTCCGGTTGACACCATTGTAGCTGTAGCCGTACCAGTAATACGGATCATCCCCGTTGTACTCAATGGCCCATCCGGACATCGTCAAATCGGTTAGGTCCTGAACGATCTTATACCAGGATCCCTCCATTGAGTACGGATCCTTGGTGTAATCGGGGTGGTTTGTCCAGTCGTGGGCGTAATTCATCGGACGAACGTCCCCGGCGCCGCTCACCTGAATATTGCCGATGTCCAACGACGAAACCGGGCGCCCCTTGCGAATCCCATCGGGCAGTTCCTCGACCGAATACCAACCGAAACCTTTGACATGACGCTCGTGCGACGTGTCAAGAAAGCCCCGTTGCTTGAACAGCAAGTTGGTGTAGTCCTTGATGACGTCCTTAACCTTGCCGCGGGTTCGTTCGTGCTTACATAGAAGCGTTCCCTCCCACATCGGATAAGGATGCATGACCCGTCGGTCCAATATGGACTCGAGACTGCGCCCGCTGATCGTCAGCATGGACTGCTTGTGGTACTCCGTGTTGAGCTCGAGCTGCTCGATAATCATGAGCTTGTTCGTGCCCTTGGTGTACAGATAGTAGTCCAGCTGATAGGTCTTCAGGTTCTCCAGGGTCCCGGGAACCGTGAGCTTGAAATCTCCGAAACCGTGGAACCTCTCAGTCCAGATGATGGACTTGTAGTCCTCGCAGATATGCTGGAGAACCATGGATTCATCGAACACAGCAAGATACATGTCACACCCCCTGGTAGAGAACGTCGGTTTCGAAATATACGTCTGTGAGAGTCGGATCATTCATGGTGATCTGGAACTCGTTGACCCCCGGTCTCAGCTTGAGCCAGTCCGAGTTGCGATCCAGCGCCGCCAGGAATTTCCACTTACCACCGCCCCGGGTTCGGGTAATGGTCTTGTGGCCTACCCTGGAATTGACAGTAACGACGTCGCCGCCCACGATGGGGTCGACCTTGTAGTACGTCTTGTCGAGAAATGCCCCGGTGAGCTTGAACTTGTCGCCGGAGAACGTCTCGGTAACCGTAATCGGGAGCTTGGCCCCGGGACGGAACGTGAAGACCATGGTAAACCCGGTCTCAACCTCGCCCTGGTAGTCGATCACGGCTGACAATACACCGCGGTCCTTGCTGAACTCCAGTGACGGGGTCGGCTGGTCCATGAAGTCGAACTCGAAAGACGGGAGCTCCCTAGACCATTCGAGGTTCTGGTTGATCCGAGTGTCCGCATCACGCCAGTAGGCATCCGGACACAGGATGGAGATGTTGATCTCCTCGTCCTTCGAGAATATGTCCGCATCTACGGCCTCGACATACCCCTCGGTCTTGACTCTGCGCTTGTCTGTGTTGATGTACACGGACATGAGCTGCTTGATCTGGAACCAGGAGTATATGGCCTGCCTTGTGGTCTCGATGTCGGGAACAGGCAACGGCGCGAGTTTGATCTTGAGATTCCTCATTCCCGCCCTCGCGCCGTTGAATATAGCCACATCTGTAAGAGCCAGCTCAGTCGTGTTGATCGAGGCCTTCGTAGCCGACAGGCCGTCGATGGATTTAACAGCCACGCCAGCCCTCAAAGGATCCCTCAGGGGCAGAACAACGCGTTGCTGTCGGTACGTAACGAACTCGATTGACTCGATCATAGCTCGTACATGGCTCCCTTCAACTGCTCGATCTGGTTGCGAGTCTGGCGGTAGATCTCCGCCTCAGACAACGCCCTCGGCGAGTTGTTGTACTGGTTGAACACGAGGCTTGTGCCCTGGTTGTACGTCGCGCTGGCGTTGTCGCCGTCCGACTGCGCAGGAGTACTCCTAACGGCTCGTCCAGCGAGCTGGGCGGTTGCTGTTGACGTGAGAGTGCCGCTGATCTCCTCCTGGGGAAAGAGTTCATCGAGATGATTTGCCTGATCCTCGACCTGCGAGAGGTCTAGAACCGGCTTGATCGTCGGATCGGCGTTCTCTCCGAATGCGTTGTTCCAAATATCCTTCGCGTTACCGAAGCCCTTGGAGAACGCGTCAACAGTATCCGTGGCCATGGTACTTGCCGCCGCGATGCCCTGCTCAGTGTTCTCGGTGATACCGTTTGCGAGACCCTGCATCATGAAGTCACCGATCTCGTACATCACCCTCGAAGGAGAATGGATGCCGAATGCCTCCTTGGTCTTCCGGACAATTGTGTTGCCGGCGTTCCTTACCGCGTTAGCGACAGAGTGGAGCTTGTCGATGATCGCATTTCTGAGACCCTCGATCATCCGACGGCCCGCGTCTTTCATCCCCGAGACTCCCGTGCTCACGAGAGTCGTGATACCATTCATGATACCGTTCTTGATGGCCGTGATGAGACGCATGCCTGCGTCAGCCATAGCGGCGGAATTGTTCTCGATCGCATCCGCAAGTCCGTTGACGAACTTGATGATGGTCTTGAACGCCGCGTCGGTAATCCTAGGCATCTCGTCACCGAGACTGGTGATGAACGCCACGATACAGTCCGTAGCCTTCTCTCCGATCTCAGGGATCTTCTGACTCAGACCATCCAAGAAGGATGTAAGGAGATCCGAACCCTTCTCGACCAACTGAGGCATGTTCTCCGTGAGAGCATCCGTCAAGGTTATGATCAAGAATATGGCACAGTCGATGATCTCCTGGGCGCTGTCGTAGACGACCTGAATGAGCGCGTGGATGATCGTGAGCATGAGCTCGACGAATGTCGGGATAGACTCGATCATAGCCTGAGCGGCGGACGTCAGAACGACCTTGATGTACTCTACGATGGTATCCTGGTTGTCGACGAAGACCTGCATGAAGTTGATGAAGGCCTCGCCCATAGCCGTACCCATCTCGGGCATCCGCTCGATGAAGCCGTCGACGGCTTCTAGGAACGTCTGTACGCCCTCAGATCCCGAGGTCGACAGTTCCGCAATAGCCTCGACTAGATGGGCGATACCATCGGTTGCCAGGCCAACGCCCATGCCAATCATCAGGACTGCGCCTCCTAGCGCAAGCAGGCCGACTGCCGCGAAGTCGGCAACCGCACCGATTGCTACCAGAGAACCCAGTGCTAGGGCCATAATAGCGATGCCCTTGCCGGCCGTGCCCCAGTCCATTTCCCCTAGCATCCTCAGTACAGGAGCCAGGATGGCGAGAGCAGTCACGGTCATGAATAGCCCAGCCGCACCGGCAAGACTTCCACCCCCGAGGGTGCTGATTGCTGCAAGAATGCCCAGGGCCACCGACATCATGGTCAGACCCTTGATGTAGTCGCCCCATGGCATGGTGGCGAAGTCCTCGATATCGTGCGCAACGAGTTTAAGTGTCAACGCTAGGACAAGCATTGCCAGAGCCCCGACCAGGGACTTGCCGCCCCCGAATTGGTCGAGCCTTTGGACCGTGAAGGTCAAAGATGCCAGGCAAGCATCCATGGCGATGACGCCCTTGATTGTGTCACCCCAGGACAGTTCACCGATCTCGGTCAGGACCTTCGCGATCTGTCGCATGGTAAATGCCAGCGCTAGGAATGCAAACGCCGAGGCCTTCTTGACCTTAATAGTCCCCATCTGCGACATCATGGTCATCATCTTCATGATAAGACCGAGTGCGATAACGCCCTGCGCCAGGTCGGAAAGACTCATCTCACCGAGCGGTTTGACGGCCTTAGCGAGCAGGAGAACGCCGAGACCCAGCGGAATCGCCGTGAGAGCGAACGCCAGGATATCCTTGTTCTTCTTGGTGGTCGTGTCGGCCATCATCAGCATCATCTTTATGACTGCGAAGAGGCCGACGGTTCCCTTGAGGATATCGTCCCAGTCCATGGAGCCGATGTTGTTCAGAGCCTTGGCCAATATGAGTGCAACGCCGGCCAGTACGACCAGCGCCAGCATTCTCTTGGCGAGCCCCTTCGTATCCTTGCCATCGCCAGAGGACTCCAGTTGCTCCTCTGCCTTCTTCATCATGTTGAACATGAAGTACAGAGCAGCGCCAGCAGCCGCGATCTTACCCGCCGGGACCTGAGCGACGACCCAGAGCGCAGCGGCCAGAACGAGAACAGCACCGGCGAGAATAAGGATAGTGGTAGCCTTGACCTGCTTGGTCGTGGCATCCATCGAGTCCTTGAACCCGTCAATAACGTCCTTGACACTGCCGAGGATTCCGGCGAAGTTAGATCCAGCTTCACCAAACTCCTTGAGGACATTGATAACCTTGCGGGCCATGACGACGAATGTAGCCAGGGCTCCGGCCTTGAGGATGCTGTCAAATATGCCCTTGTAGTCGCCTTTGTCGGCCATGTTCTTGAGTTCGGCGAACGCACCCTTGAACGGCTCGAAGATGGCCTTAGCTGCGATAAGGGCGTACTTTCCGACGGTGCCCAGAGCCTTGACAACCCCTTGGATAACCTCTACGAAGTTCCTCCACCCGGACGCAGCCTTGTCCTTGAGCTCAAGGTTGGAGATGAACTCCTTAGTGGTGTTCCAGCCGTACTTGACCGACTCGGCATATTCGCCGATGAGCGTCTTGAGGTCGCTGAACGCCTTCTTGAAAGGCTCGACGTCGAAGTGGAAGTTCAGAGTTGCCAGATTCTTGACGACGCCCCAGATACCGGATCCGAAGGATTTGAGAATGCCGCCGATGGATGACAACCAAGCGATATCGGGCCCGTTCTCCATGGCCTCGGCCCACTGGCGGAACTTGGTGGACACCTCGACGTAGATCGCGGCCAGTTTCTCCATCTTGGGAGTCAGCCAGTTGGTGACGACGATGGCCTGCTTGTTGATGCACTCGGTCAGCCAGTTGATGAAGCTGGTGAGCTTATCGATCGCCGGAATAAGATGGTCGGCCAGGTGCTGCCCCCAGAAGTAAGACTTCTGATAGGCTTTCTCGAACAGGTCGACGATCTTGTTCTTGAGCTTGGTGAACTTAGATTCGTTCTCCTCGGCCGTCTCACCGGCTTCCTCGGTAGAGTCGCTAACGATACCGAGCGACTGGCCAACCTCCTGGGCGCCCTCCTTTAGCTGCTTGAATGGACCAACGATGGCCTCCTTGATCCCGGAGCCCGCGGTCTTCAGAGCCTCCCACAAGTTGTCCCAGGCCTCCTTGAGGCGCGTGAGGCTGGGCGTGATCTCATCATGGAACCCCTCGGAGAAGTTGCCCCAGATGCGCTTAAGCCCCTTGCCCGTCCAGATGATGGCTTTGATGACGTTCTCGGCGACATTCAGGCTATCGTACCACTCCTGAATGGCCGCCACGTGGTCCCTGAGCTGCCAGGACCAATCCGCGGTGTGGCCGCGCAGGTTGGAAATGATGGCTCCCAGTCCCTTGAGAGCTCCGCCGGCGATCCATCCGATTACCTTGGCGAAGTCGGTGAGGACCATGACGCCTATTTTGACGATCCGGAAGAACGCCTCGAAGTACATGCCGATTGACTCGACAGTGGACTCACTGGGGACCAACTTTGCCATGAAGTTGGCGAAAGCCTCGGACATCTTGTACAGGCCCTCGGCCGACGGACCGCTGAAGACCTGCGAGAACGCCTGACCGATGCGCTGGAGCGGATCCCACATTGCGTGGAACAGGGAGGCGAGACCCTCAAGTACCCTCTCCCTACCGCCGAGGTCTGCCCAGCCCTGAAGGAGGGCGTTCCTGGCGTTACCCATCTGAGTTACGATACCGCTCGGACCCGTGAGGAATGCCCCCACCTGGGTCCACAGGGCCTTGGCCTGCTCGAAGTCGCCGAAGATGATTCGGAACGACTGACCCCAGGACGAACCGAGTTCCTCACCAATAACGCCCATCAACTGCGAGAACGTCTTGATGTCCTGAGCCGCAGACATACCGGTCTTGGCCAGTTCCTGGATCTGAGCGATCTGTTCCTCGGTATAACCCATGGATTCCAGCTGCTCGTCGGTGTACTCGCCGGCCATCTGCTTCAGGGTCTCCATCATGATCTCCTGGGTCAGCCACCCCTCCTGGAGGGAGAGCCTGAATGACCCGTTCTTTTGGATCATGGTGTCGACGCTCTTGCCGTGGATCCTAGCGGTCTGGATCAGCTGGTCCTGGAACTGCTTGGTGGCAATACCGGCGTTCTCCAGAGACATCCAGTCCTGAAGTTTCACCGTTCCCGCGGCCATGGCCTGCGAAAGCTGGTACATGGCCCTCGAAGTGGACTCGGAGTTGGCACCGGCGACGGCCGCCCAGTTAGCTAGACCCTTAATCGACGCTACAGAGTCGTCCAACCCGATACCGGCAGCGGTGAACTTACCGATGTTGGACGTCATCTCACCGAAGTTATAGATGGTCTGATCCGCGTAGGTGTTCAGCTGGTCCAAGGCCGCGTTCACGGTCTGGATCGTCTCGCCCTTCTGAGCAGTGTTGGCGAGAATGGTCTGGACGGAGTTGAGTTGAAGCTCGTACTCCTTCATACCGTCGATAAGAGGCTGAACGGTGAAGCTCGAGAGCATCGAGGAGCCGACTTCTGCGATCTTCCCGCCAATACTAGCAAGGGCGCCGAACGCGATCGACTGGAGAGCCGAGAATTTGCTCGTGGTCTCGGCGATACCCGCCTGGGCCTCCGAGAAATTAAGGTTCTTAGCGGCATTAGAGACCTGGTTGATCCCCTCGACACCGCCCTTGAATGCCAATCCCTCCTCGAGCTTCTTGACTCCGTTGAGGGAGTCCTGAACCCCGTTCATGAACTGGCCGTTGTTGAACTTGAGAGCGACTACCCGCTCCTCGATTGACGCCACTAGCCTCTCACCGCACTTTCAAGCTGCTTGACGATGCTGTCGAATATAGGCCTGAGCGCCGGATTTATATAATCCACGCCCTGGACATAGCCACCGGTCCTGGTGCCATGTCCGTACTGCAATATGACTGCGATCGGGACACCCTCCTCCACATGGGAGTTGTACCAGACCAGTGAGACCCTCCTAGCGCTCCGCTTTATCTCGTAGGACCAGCAGGACGCGGTGTAACCAGACCTGACCGGGGTAGCAGCGGCTAGTGCAGCCACCCCGGCCTGTCCGCAGTCGTCGAGGAAATCGAAGAAGCGGCCCTCTTTGAGTCTCTCGAGCCACTTCCCCGTGTCCATCCTCGAATCCATCTCCAGCGTGAACGCTGGACTCATGCTGCCCTCTCAACGGCTGCTGCAATACCAGACACAATGGAGCCCGAGGCCCCTAGGGACCACGCAGTTTGGAGCTGACTGGCGTTGGCGGGAATATGCGCGACCGTTGGGAGACCCGAGGCCTTCAGGGAATCCCATGTGGTCTTCGGAGCAGTGAACTCCATGGATAGAATATCACAGATCTTCCCTGAGAGAAAGTCCGGATACCTTGCCTGGCCGATGTTCGAGTTGTAAGCGTACCCCCAGGTCTTGAAGCCGCGCGCTCGTACCGCGTCGAACATCCACTTGGAATCCCAATATGCCTTGATGATGATACTCTGCTCCATACCCTTAAGCATGTCGCAGACTTCCGCAAACTGGGTCATCGGATACTTGGGATCAACCACGAGGACATGACTCGTGCCGTACGTCTCAACCAGCCAGTCGAGCCTTGCTGGCATGTACTGGGTCTTCGACGCTGCTGCGGTGATCTCGGCCCAGCTGTACTCCACGGCCTTCTTGGTCAGAGTTGGAACAAGACGCGACAAACTCTCGTCGTGGCAACCGAACCAGACGCCATCAGTGCTTCGGGCCACCGAGATTTCAAGCGCGTGCGCATGGTAGTCAACGGCCTGAGTGTAGGCGACCTCGGTATGCTCGGGCCAAGACAGGGATCCCCCCCGATGCGCCGCGATGAAGTGCGGCGTATTGATCAGATCCGTAACTGTCTTGGCGCCCTCCGGAATTGCGCGCATCGAGCCGGTTGGCGTCTCCCGTGCACCATCCCATACGGCGACGCTGACCTTGGAGCCATCGGCGAGAGTAGGATCAAGCGAGCCGGTCGGCTGCTGAAGCTTAACGTCGACGCCGAAAAGGGATTTCACGCCAGGAGCGTTCGGCGGAACGTACGCCGACTGAGCGTACCCGATAACAATTGACGACCATGGCGCGTCGGTTGCCTTGCCCCAGGCGCCGTTGGTCAACGTCTCGACATTACCCGGGAATGTTGCCAGCGGATTGGTTGCCGCGTCATGCTGCACGAATCCTGTGACCTGAGGAAATGGTCCGTTCTTCCAGTCGTCGGCGTTGCTCGCGGGTAGACGAGGCTCCAGGCTCTTGACCTGGGCCCCGTCGAATACCACGAGAGCCGCAACGTGCCTTCCGGGATGATTGCCCCCGGGCTTCCACACCACGTTCTGCGTGTCGGCAGGATTGGCAACCATTTTGACGGCCACGGTGCATGACCGAATGTTCTCGCTAGTGGCGTGCTTGCCCGTCCACCCCGCAGGAGTGCAGTCCTGCATGTTGCTGATTTGGCCGCCCACTACAAGCAGCGCACAGTCTCCAGCAGCCGACGGAACGCTGAGCTTCTCGTCCGGGTTCGTAGAGACTGCGATACCCTTCATGTGGGAAGCCATAATCAGGCCTTTCGTACGATAACCGTGTTCGGGGGAGTTCCGGCGGGCACCTGCTCCTCACGACCGAGGACCATGACATTCCCGTTACCGCCTCCACCAGCTAGACGGTTGGTCTTGATGGTGACGTCAACGACGTTGTCCTTGCTCAGAGTTACCGTCTTGGTGGCGGACCAGCCCTGGTCGTCCAGGAATAGACGAGCGCCAGTACTGCGGAAGAACCACACCAGGCCGTCGATCTTGCCGTTCTCTCCGGCAGTATCGACATAGGTGGGCCCATCGTCAGGGTCAACGGTCAGCGTGGCGAACGGCGGGATGCTTCCCTTGATGTGACAGTAAGGCACGGCGGCCTCACTTGCTCTCGCCAAGCTTCGTCTTGATCTCCTCAAGAGACTTCAGGATCAGGTCATCCTTGTAAGAGATGTTCTTCAGCCAACCGACGAGGGGGCCGTCGAAACGACGACCGGCGATGCCGGCACCCGTCTGGTCGGAGACCTCAACGAGGCGGTCCTTAATCTCGGCGAGCAAATCAGTAGCGTGTGACACTTCGAGCTCCTCTCCGCCGTCGCTCGTGCCCTGAGACGGACGGCCTTTGTCATACCAGTAGCGACATGCATCGGAGAATGGCATGCCGTACGCTTCGTAGGACCCGTACATGGTCCCGGAGTTGTAGCGGGACCCCACACGACGGAGGTCCTCATAGGAATCGCCCTCGGCCTCGATGAGACCCTTGAGGATGGAGCAGCCGACCTCGGCCGACTTCTGCGGATCCCACCAGGCTCGGTCAGGATCGTTGATAAAATACCCGTTGTAGGTGATCTGAAGCGGACCGACACCGTTTGAAGTGCCCCACTCGGAAACGATAGGCCAGAAGTAGTTCTTGAAGTTGTGCTCCGTGACCTCACCCCAGCCGGAACAGGCGCCTCCGGCATCGTGGCCGTAAATGTTGGCGCCCTCCTCGCCGGTCTCCACCTTCATGCAGCCAAGAGCGGCCCACCAAGGACACCCAGTGGCATCGGCGGCACGGAGAACGGCTTCCTGAATGGAGGTCCACGCAGACGACTCGGCGTGCGAGGGGGCCGAGCTGCCGTGGTTGTCCCGTCGACGCAGGCAGTGCGTCCAGGATGCGGACTGGGTGTAGGGATGATCGTCGTATGCAATCGACCGGACTTCGCCACCGGTCTGGTCACCCATGTAACCGTCGATACTTCCGTCTTCGGCGATCCATGCCTCGGAAAGAATCGTTGGGTTGAGAGCTGTCACCATGGCGACATGGCCTCGACCGCCTGAAGCCTCCTCGGACAGGACAATATCGCCGACCTCGAATCCGCCGTCAGGCTCGTTGCCCGTCCAGGAGTCCGAGATGTCAGCGAAGTTGCGCTGCTCGCACTCCTCCCGCAGTGACCCGGTCCAGGTCGAGCGGGGGAAATAACCAGCGGTGAAGGGCTCGCCCCACTCGTGGTGCGCCGCGAGGTTGTAGCAGCCGGCGACGAGGGCCGAGCAGTCAGCGTTGGCAGGTGAGTCGATGAGCCAGCCATCCCAATCGGACTGATCGTAGAAAGTCCAGCGATCCGGCTGCGAGTAGCCGACATCAGCGACATCGGCGTAGTACCTGGCGCAAGACGCCGCGTATTGAGATACAGTCATTTTGACCTTTTCAGCCGTTGGGGTTCTCGATGGGGGCGAAGACCGTCGGAACGATCCGGGAGCCCTCGGCCGTGATGAGCATAAACACTTTGTTGTCGCCCCGAATCTCGATCATTGAGCCGTCGTCGGATCCGTCGGCCTTCGGAAGCGGGAAGCACATTCGGGCTTTCACTTGGTATGCCGACGGGACAGTAACGAGCTGACGCAACTTGTTGATGGGACCGGTGAACGGAAGGCCCTGCCAGATGTCGCCCTTGAGTCGGATGTAGATCACCCCGGCCATAACCCGGTACTGGTAGGTTCCCCTTCCGAGCCCTTCGGTGATGTCCTTCCAACCCGTGTCGAAAGTCCCGTATCCAGAAGCAGCCCGAGAGTTGAACCAGACAACCTTATCTGGCATGGACTCCTGGAGGTCGATCACCTTCTGGTCCGAGGAGCCATCCTTGCGGACAACCCGCAGAACGGCCTTGGATCCCTCGTAGAAGGGAACATCCAGCTCGAAGGTGGGATCCGAATCCAGGGTGATCGAGGCGTCAGTGACCCCGTTGGTGGGCGAGATGTAGACGGTGCTGAACGGACTGGACTCTCCCCGAACCTTGGCGTGTAGGAGAGGAGTAACACCAGGCATACTAACCTCTTGACTTGTACTTGGCCCGTCTCGCCGCGTTCAGAGCCTGATTCTGTCGAAGCGTGGCGGCGGTCGACATCTTCTTGTCGGGTTGGTTCTTGACGTTACACACTCGGACGAGCGTGAGAAGTCTGTGAAGGTGCCAGTGCTGGCACTCGAAAGGAATCTGGAGAGCGACCATCCAGTAATAGACCAGTTCCGACGTGATAACGTTCCGTGCCGGGCTTGAGCCCTCTGCATCTACGAACGTAGTGGCCGTCATCGGGTCATCGATGTAGTCACGGATCTGCGCGACGTTCTCCCTGGACAGATGAGAGTAGACGACGGGGTCGACGTCATTCAAAGTCATACACTTGATGTAATCCAGGACCTGCTCTTCGGTGAGCTTCTCGTTGCCGATGTATGGGATGTGCCACTTTGACTCCCATTTTGACAGAGCGACGAGACTGTGCTCTAGCTCAAGGTCGCCCTCGAATCCGTTGATGAACTCGTTGCGATCCTCGTCGTAGAGCTCATCCCCGACGACGTGAATCGTCAGCATTCGTTCCTCCCTGTGGTCACCACGGACCCCGGAGCGAATCACGGGGTCCGTGGGAGTTGTCAGACCGCAGCCTTGACCGCGGCGATGACCTCGTCGGGGGTCGGGAGCTTGGAGTTGGTGGCCCCGTCGCCCCAGATCAGCTTCTCGATAGCGGTCATTCCGGCCTTGCCGACGACACTGGAATCGAGGGTAAGGACACAAGTCGGCTTGTGGTCCTTGACATTCACCGGGGTGCCCTTGAAGGACCACGAGAAGGTGATCGCCTCAGGGGAGTCGTTGACCGTACCGTAAGAGCGCTCCGAGGGGGAGGCGGCCAGGCCGTACAGAAGGTGCAGCTTGTAGGCAAAGTTGTTCTTCTGCTGGTCGTTACCCTTGATGGTGCGGTAGGCCAGACCGAAGGAGGTGCGCTCCTGCTGACCGATGACGACCTTGTCGACGATGGCCGAGCCGTCACACTGGAGCCACTCGTCGGGGTAGGTGTAGGCCTCGATCTTACCCTCGAACGTCTCCGCCGAGGTCAGAGAAAGGTACTTGATGTTGTCCGCGTACAGGTCGGTCTGCTCTGCACCGGTCGGGGTCTCGGTCACGTTGGTGAGACCCGACCAGGCGACACCCTGACTGTAGGCGCCAGTAGCGGGGTTAACGGGGAAGAGGACCCCACGGTCCACACCAGTCTCATAGTACTTCTTGCCCGTCTCGTCCCATGTAAGGACTGCCATCTATACTCCTTGGTAGATGTTGAACACGTCGTGATGAAGGTTGTGCGAGACGAAGTGCCTCTCGAAGGTGCACATGGGCATGTCGCCTAGGACGTCTAGCACCGGCTCGTCGGGGTTCCTGCTGATGAGGGTGACCGAGTAGCGCGGAGTGTACATCCAGTTGGTGTTGTCCCCGAACTTCGAGTCGGCTCGACTCCGTTCGTACACGATGCACGGGTAGGTGAGCTGGACGGACTCCGGGGGTTGGAAGTAGACGTTCCTAGAGCCCAGCGCGTCAACGAGTTTCTGGTGGAACTCAAGGCGTTGGACCATTGTACACCTCTCCGAGGTTGAGGATGAGACGGGGGCGGCGGACCTCCACGTTTGTGACGACCCAGCGCGCCCCCATCCATCTCACATACTTGATGGCAAAGAAGTTCTCCTCGGCGTAGGAGTCGGCCACGATGGAGATCTCGTTGTTGAGGCGGAGATTCTGGAGAACCTTCGGCTCGCTGTCGTACTGCTTCTGGGAACGGTTCACGTCCCCGTAGTACTCCCTCTCCGTGACCTTGTCCTCGAACACTCCCGGCGTTGTCTCGACGGCGTGCCCGTAACCTATGCTTCCGAAGAATCTTGCCATTTTGACCGGATCAGGCCGTAGCCTTCTCGATGACGATCGCGGACTTGTACTTCGTCAGCGCGCCCGAGCAACGAGCCTCCAGCAGGTACTTCTGCTGGTTGAAGTCGATGTCGAACTGCTCGAAGAAGGAGGTCTCGCCGCCCTTGTCAGCACCCAGGGTGTAGTCCTGCATGTTGACGATGATGCCGAGCAGGTTCTGGTTCTTGCCAGCGACCTCGCGCTTGGCGCCCTCCATGACCTCAACCTCGATGACGTCCGAGACGTTCAGAGCGTTGGCAATGGCCTGCTTGGTCTCGTAGATGTAGCGCTGGTTGACATCCTTGATCTCGAGCATGTCGCAGACGAACGCGTTCGTGGTGAACAGGACCGGCATGCCAGAGCCCTTGTAGAACTTCCGAGAACGACGAACAGCGTCGATGATGTCAGGAGTCTTGGCGTCCTTGTTGATGAGGACCTTGTGGGAGAACAGCTCGTCATCCTTCCAGATCGGACGGATGTTGGTCTCCTTGATCTTGTCGGCGTTAGCCACGTCACGGCCGTCACCGATCAGGACAGCGCGAGCGAGCTCCTCCTCGAGGGCGAAGCGCAGGTTCTGCTGCATCCAGGCGACGACGTTGAACGTGGTGATGTCGAGGACATCGTCACGGTCGATCTTCGTCTTGTTGTAGACGGTCGTCGGCTCGGTCTTACGGTTGGCGACTTCGTAGACGACGTCCTTCTTGCGGCTGGCCTTGACATAACCCTTGGCCCGCAGGTCGTCAGCAGTCAGGTTGGACCACTGGGTCTTGACACGGGAGAAAGGCGTGTGCTTGGCACCCTGGAGAACCTTGGCAACCCAAGAGTTCTCGCGCATGATGCGCTGGGGCTCCGGGTCCAGGTTGGTGGCGTCGGGGAACAGCAGCTCCGGGTTCTTGATACCGTAGTCCGCGGCGTGAGCCAGGACGGCGGTGCGGAGCGTCATGCCGGGCTGGCGGGCCTCGGCGAAGATGAGCTCCTCATCGGCGTGGGAGAGGTGCGGGC